GTGCTCACTCGGTTAGATGCCGCTCAGTCTGACAAATGGCTCAATAAACGTAACGGTTCGGGCTCTAAGTTTTATAATAACGGACAAATATCCGAAGAACACAAGAGAAAAATATCTGAAGCGAAAAAGGGAAAACCTAAGTCCGAAGAACACAAGAGAAAAATGTCTGAAGCCCGTAAGGGGAGAATTTACGGTCCTATGTCAGAAGAACAGAAGAGAAAACTATCTGAAGCTGCTAAGGGAAAACCTCAGGGTCCTCGCTCAGAAGAAACGCGGAGAAAACTATCTGAAGCCGCTAAGGGGAGAATTTACGGTCCTATGTCAGAAGAACAGAAGAGAAAACGGTCTGAAGCCGCTAAGGGAAAAACTCTTTCAGAAGAACACAGAAGAAAACTGTCCGAAGCCGCTAAGGGAAAAACTCTTTCAGAAGAACACAGAAGAAAACTGTCTGAAGCGAAGAAGGGGAGAATTCGGGGGCCTTATGTTAAAAAGAAACCCTCCACCACTCAGTCGTTAAACGGTGACTGAGACCCGTCCACAAGGTCAAAAGCGGTGATTTCAAACTCCTGAATGATACCAAACTCGTCAACTGTTCCAATAGCCCGATACCGCAGTTCCCAGTCAGTATTAGAATTATGCATAACAAAGTCTCCTCGTGGGGAATTGAGAATATTGATCGTGCACCGTAGACCATTTTCTACGAATACCAGTGAATAAATCTCATGTGAGACTTTAACTAGGTTAATTATTGAACCGACCATCTCGTTCTCAAATACTTCACCGAGAGCGCGTCCCGTAGAAATCTTTTCTTGGTAACGCTCAACCGCATCTTCAAGCACACGGTATGCAAATGAACGCCCAACTTTGTCCACAAAATTTTCAAGAACAAGGAATGTGATTTGCATATTATGGGGTTAATGAATGACTGCTTGGGATTTGCACCCAATTCTCTATTTCTGAGGTCACCGTCGCGCCTCTAACCGAAATAGCGCATGAATCTGTGAATTAGTTCGCGTGACTTTTCCCGCGCACATGCTGACAGTCGTCTAATGATGTATAATACTCAAACATGTCGAAGTTGTCAAGTCGTTTTCCCGAATTCTTGAGATAAAATCTTGAGCCTCAAAGAGTGAATGAGACAACTTGTTTGCCGTCATTCCCAGAATAGACGCGTCCACCAGACGGAGCGCTCTCGCATACCCCTCGGGTGATGTGTCATACAGCGCCATACAGACGTGAAACCAAAAGTCTTCGGCGTGCTCACCCAGTTCTTCTCTGACTAATTGTACATATTCCTTCTTGAAGTTCTTAGGATCATCGAATCGTAAGACTTTCTTCAGAGCATTTTCTGAAATATCGGTGACAATCTTGAACTGGTCAAAGTATTCCGTTCGCAACTTGCAATACGATTCAAGATCATCCTTAATAAATTCGATCATTTCAAAATCGAACCCTAGCGGATAAAAGAGCCGTTCGACATCTTCCATGTTCTGAAGCAAGATGGATCGAGCGAGGAGATGAACCTTCTTCTCATTGAGACCAAATCGAATCGCGTGAAGACGCTTGTACCAGTCAGTCTTCACCTTAATCATTTTAGGCTCTGAGTTTCGTTGTGAATAGAACCGAACTACAACACCCTCAGTGTTCTTGAGTCCTTTGAATTGCGTCAGGAGGTCTGTGAGACTATTAGGATGAGGAACCTGATCATACAGCGGTACCGAAAAACCAGAAGCACGCTCCTTCATTGTGGGGTGGTCAATATTAGGGATTAAGAAATCCAAATCCATAAGCCCTAGTAAGACTAACTGAGGTTCTTGATACTTGAGTACAATACGATTATCGGGTCCCGTGTATTCAAAGAGGTAAGAAAACGAGCTTTGATATTGATTATATAATGAGAGGTTTTCAAAGAACCTAAGAATATTCGGATACTTTTCTTGAATTAGATTCATCACGGGATCATGAAAATCACCGAGATCAAACTGTCCGCGAGTGCGAAAATGGGCTTTTCCGTTTACAAGAGAAGCAATAATCAGTGTGCCGTCTGCCTTGTCGGTTAGATTTACAGAACCGTTTGACATGGCGTGCATAAACTCCTCATCGTCGTTCGCGTCTTCTCCGTAGTTAAAGAACTTAGGAAAACCCGAAGATACAACAGTGCCTTCTGAGTCCGTCATGAGGGATCGAAAGATACGCTCTTCTGTAAGCCAGACGTGTTTGGATTCCCGCGGGTGGATCAAAAAGCACCCGTCGGCGTTTTGCTTGACGTAGAAGTCTTCCTGATTTATTGCCGATAGGTCCACTTTGTAATTACTCATGCATCCTTCGACTTAGCTGGACGCCCGCGCTTCTTCTCTTCAACAGGAGGGGTTATATCAAACACCGGAAGAATATCACGCAAATTCGGATACATTTCAAGAAGCGTCTGATCCTTCACTGCATTGAGAATTTCGGCTTCCTTGTGATGCACTCCCTCAAGAATCTGAATCCAAAGTGATTCTCGCTTAAACGGCTTGAGTGTAGAGAGTGATCTACCGGGGAGAAAGTTGAGAATACGACGAAGTTCCTGTCGGATTGTCGTTTCAGCAATACCCTCAGGGGAATGTACATCGGGCTTATATGTGTCAGGTACACCCTCTGGGAGACCTGTAATCTTCTCAACGGGATCAACAGCCATCTTGAGCATGTGAGCGAGAGACGGGTCAATATTATGAATCTCCCTAGACCGAGCAATTCGGTCTTCCTTCGTTGCACCTTCAGCGATGTAATTCAGCTTTTCGTGAAGAAACATTTGGTTCAAACGCACTGCCATAAAACTCCTTGTGTTTGTGTTTGTGTTCTGTAAGTATACATGAATCCATTATGTATGTCAAGACTTTACTAGAAGTCTGTCGTTACGTCGATAAGATGCCGCATTTTATTTTGGATGAAATAGTCAAGAATCATTGAACGACCGCGAGACTTTTCACCGATCTGATTTTGATAAGATTCAATGATAGAATCACGCACAGAACCCGGTGTAAGCCGTAGATCAATCAACAGACGATTCCGCTCAAAGTTCTTTTTCAGATTATCAGACGTACAGAATACTGAGGGATCAGACTTCTTCCAGACAGCAAGATCGGTCTTATACACAGATTTCTGACGCTTGCCTGTAATGAAAGTATCAGGATCAGAGAACATATTTGGGATACCGTCACCCTTGTCGCCTGAAATGATATGTTCCATTAGGATATGATCTGCCGGCTCTTCAATCGTCAGCACCTTCTTGTCTTTAGGTGAATACTGCTTGACGTTTGGATACCGCTGAAGCTGAAGAAAATCGTGGTCTCCTGAGATGACGAGAAAGTCTTTTGGCTTTGACACCGAAAAGAGTCCTTCTGTTTCGATCAGATCATTCTCCTGTGACCAAATAGCAAGAGCGGCAATGACATCATCAGCCTCAGCATCAGGTACTTCAATTACCGGATAAGGAAAGTACGTTCGCAGTTCTTCACGAACCGTGTTGAGAGATTCAAAGAGAGAAGTCCAATCAACACCCCCTTCTTCACGAGCCTTCTTGCGCCCTGCCTTGTAGTGTGGGAAATGTGTCTTGCGCCAATATGACCGCGAGTCACATGCAATGACAAGTTCACCGAACCGACCTGAGAACTTTGTTCGATACGAACGGAGTGTATTCAGAATCATGTGACGCATGAGGGAAATATCAACTTTTCCCGTTGCTGATCCTTTAGTTTCAGCCATAAACACTGAAATGGCTGTTTGAGAGTAATCAACGACTAGAATGTTACGACTCCTTAACCTTATTGTTGTAAAATGGTGTCTTAACTGGGATCACCTTTTTCTCCCATTCAATGAGTCTACTCATATCAATATCCATGTTTTCTATGAAAGGATGATCTTTCATACGTTCAAAAAACTCTTGGGTAGTTTCAGTCATTTCTTCTTCTCTAGTGCGGCTACTCGTTTACACAAATCATACCATTCGGGTCTATGTCGGTGATGTTCTTGATTCGCCCACGCACCTTCTTGGGCATTATTTTCAACCTCTGACTTCCATCTCAGCATTTTTTGGATTACCGAAGAAATGATAATGTATACAATAATACTTACAAAAGCCGATATAGCCGGTATTGTGAATACGTTCATTGGTCACTACCCTACAGAGTAAGAAGCGCACGAACCGCACAGTCTTTTGCTTCAAGCAGCTTACGAAGTGCTACGGTTCTCTCTGGGTTGCGGGGAAGTGTGTCAACAATTTGTGCGGCAAACTCACAGAAGGGACGCGATACATCTTGCAAATGGGGCGGCAAATGTGTATACGCGAAAAACTGAAGAATAGGATCGTTCATGATTGTGTGATGTGTGTTAAAAGGTAATACTGCATAGAAATTCTATCTTCAGGACTAAATGTACCAGCAAATTGAGCACCCGACACAACACAGAAAAGAATATCTCCGTCTTCTAGTTGAACGGCTGCATAATCATGAATAACACCTGATCCGTAATATGTCCAACGTTCACCATTTTTTTCATGGGTGCATTTCTCAAATGAAGATACATTAAAAAAGGCTTCACCGACTGACTTAGGTGAATCTTCTCTCGCAATAATATGATGAAAAACTCCGTGTTCCTTCGAGAAAGGTTTCCATTTGTACTGAGAAGCGTCGAGGTTCTTCACGCGGCATCCTGTTTATTGGTGAGAAGCGTCATACTCTTTTCTACTGCGGCCTGAAATGCTGCGTGATTTGCCACGGACCCGTTAATAGAATCGTCGATCAGATTCACAATCTCATACCCATTAGGATAATGCTTTTCGTAATTCTCTGTTTTCCACCCAGATCCAATCATGTCGTGCCACACAAACCAAGGTGTCGAACACGCATGACCGGCTACAGCGACACCGTCTTCAGAAAGAGCGAGCGCATTATACCACTGGTGTGAATGCGAGTTTACGAATACGAAGATTTTAGGAAGACTGTTAGTTTCAGACATTGTTCTTGTTATTGACTGTTAAACCACACTGAGAGCACGTATGACCGAGGTATTCTTCTTCGACATAGAAGAGTAGCGAACGCATATCTTGCATACTTGCACCGATGGGGCAACTGATATTCAACTTAGGATTTACTCGTTCTTGCCGAAGAATAGTAGGTACCATTTTATGTCCATTATTATAACACAAGGTCATTATCTAGTTTCCGTCCTGATTAAACTCATTCATGAGACCGACGAGATCACCCCAACACGCACACCCCCCAATTGAAAGCGACTGTGACCGCAAATCAATAAGAAAAGTGTTCTTGTTTGGGTGTTCATGATGAGAACGTTCTGCGTTTTCGATAGTTAGGGCGTCTAATACAAACCCATTAAGTTCAGAGGGTCGAGTGCCTTTGAGCCATTTAGCCCAGATATCACGAGCAGCAAAAGTGATTACCTTTGTTTCCAAACTCATTAATCTACCCTCAATAAAACCGTGTCATTTGCAATACGTCCTGATGCCGTCTTTGCCTTAGTCTTCAATTCAGTAAACCAATTCATTGTCTGCTTCTTCGTCAGGTCAAAAAACTGCGACAGTTGTTCTTCAGGATTTCGGAGAATCTTAAACTGCGATGTCTCAGAGAACCCTGCAACAGAAGACCCCTGAACATACAGCGCACCTGATGTT